CATATAACTGCGGTGCGCCCTGTGCTAACTGCAACGCTGCCTGATACTGCACAACCCGCTGAGCCATCGTCGAGGCGTTGGGGTCAGACACCGGAATTACTTCAACAATGTCATAGTCCTCGGCCTTAACCTGCGGGGTGCCATCTTGCGGAACGTAACTGTAATCAGGCGATGTGTAATCACGGATGATCTCTTTGAGGAGCTTGAACTCCTCTTTCATCGCCGCATGAATGCGAGCCTGCACAGCCCCCATCGTTTTTAACTGCCGCTCAAGCAGTGCCAGCGTCGTACCCACCGGAGCCTGACTCGACATGTCGCTGATCTTCATATCAGCCATACCGCTTAGACGGCGAGCTTCTTCGGTAATCTGGTTAAGCAGAGCTAATAAGACTTGGCTGGGTTCTTTATAAGGCAGCGGCAGGATGTTGTCCCTGATTGCACCCCCCGGCACATCCACATCACGCCATTCACCCGGAGCAATCGGTGTGTCGTCACCCTTGATACGCAACCCTCTGGATTTCAACCCACCGGGAAGATTCGATAGCGACCCTGCATCCACAAGCTGACGGATCAGCATCGTGCCTGCTGTGGCGTAGCCACCAATAATATGAATCAACCCAAAGCCGTAAGCACCAAAGCCAGGGATGTATATATAGTGTACGAAGTGCTGACGAGCACGTTTCTGAGGATCATCCTCGCGGTAGTTGCGTCGAATAGCGAGAACTTTGTTAGTGCCTTTATCAATCGTAATGACGTACGGTACCGGTAACTCCTCCTCATACCCCGGCAAGTCATACTCGATGTGCACTTCACAGATCTGATACCGCTCATCTTTTGTCGGCTGCTGACCTTCTTTCTGCGCCTTAGCTTTCTCAATATCTGTCTGTGATGGATCAGGCTCACCTAACTCCACATCACGATAAAACCCGCTAGCCTGTAACCGCTTGATGTCATTCTTGGTCTTACGCATCATGTGCGTCAGACGATCCGTGCGCCTAATATTAGTTACCCCATCAGGCAGGATCACATCTTCAGCAGGTACATAGAATGAGACTTGCCGCTCTAACGAGGGGTCGTAGTAAACCTTTTTAAATGATGAACCCGCCAGCGCCACACCCCACAACGCCCGTTCATGCTCTGAGCGATACTCAGGCATCTTGTCTGTAAGCTGGTAGTTCATGTCTGCCTGTACACGCTTGGCAGCTTCTTCTACCTTGGGGTTCCACGCACCGATAATATTGGTCTTAACAGGCCCAGCCGCAGGGAAAGTTTCCATAATCGACTCGCTTTGGAAGCGAATCGCTGACTCAGTAAGTAATGTGGAGAACACACCACAGGCACCATCCCAAGGCTCAGTCACCTCGTCATAGCGCAGCCCCAGTACATCCAAACCTTTGACGTAGGTATCAACCCAATCCTTGCGTGAGTTGATGTCAGCCTCGATCAACTCCATAATGTCCGAAGCAATCTTCTGCAACTCCGCTTCTTGCATAAACTCTGCAAGGTTGGCGTCAAACGTATCTTCTGTGGGTTCTTCAGGCGTTAGTTCAATCTCCACCCCGCCGATACCCACGCTAACGCTTTCAGGGTCTTCAATTTCAATCTCAATCGGCGCTTCTTGCTGCGCAAGCATCTCAATACCTTGAGGCATTTCGTATAGTGGTTTGCTGATTGCCATGATCTGTCCTAACTTAAATAGTAGCCGCGTTTTTGCCCACGAAACCCACGGAAGTATCGTATATCATCTGGTTCATCGCTGGGTAGTGATATAAAACCGCCTTGCCGGAAGCGCAATAGCGCCTGTGTCGCTGTATCCACGTAGTCATCATGCTCACCAACAGGAAATGCTGCAATCTCCTCGATGACTTCCCGCGCCCAGCGCGTATCAGGTGCCCAAACTTTACCGCTGGCAAACATATCAGCAACTGCATTCACGCGCACCATCTTGTCGTTACCCCTGGATGGACTAAATTCCTGAATAGGAACGCCTACCCGTCGCAACTCCTGAATAAGTGGCGCTCCTGCTGCCTTTTTCTCGATCACTACTGCGTCAGGCTCGTACTCCTTGTACATAGTCAGCGCTCGTTCCTTCAATTCAGGAAAATTCATCCTTGCTTTGAACGCATCAAGCAAAATAATATTGGGCGAACCGCCGTCCTCGTCGTTGTACCAGACTCCCCACGTCGTGCAAGCGGTGTAGTCAGAGGTTGTTTTCGTTTCGTGCGCCGTATCCCAAGACTGAATAATATATTCGCAGCGTGGTGGGTCTTCGTGCTCCCATAATTTCCACATATTGCGTTGAATAACCGCCGCAGCATCGCTCGTAGGCTGCTGCATATACTGCGCTTGCCAATATCGCGGGTCCATACCCGCTTTTTTAGATTTTAATTGGTCAAGGGGCCATTGTTCAGGCCATAATGATTTTTCATTAGTTTCATTTTCATTAAGTATGGCGGGTAATTCAACTATTTCCCACGGATCTGATTCTGGATTTTTAGTTTGATAATCAATTAATCGCCCAGTTAAATCAATTAAACTCCATCGGGTCATAATAACGATAATAGCTCCCCCCGGCATTAAGCGCTGGAGTGGGCCAGTCTGAAACCACGACCACGCCTGATCAAAAGTCAGGCGTGAATTCGCTTTTATGTCCTGTTCAGAATGAGGATCGTCAATAACAAACAGATCAGCACCACGCCCAGCCAGAGCGCCGCCAACGCCAACAGCATAATATTGACCTCCAGCTCCGGTAGACCATTTTCCGGCAGCTTTTTGGTCTTCTGCGAGGACCGTTTTTGGAAAAACTTGCGTATATTCATCGGCGTCAACCAAGTTTTTTACACGACGACCAAAATCCTCCGATAAAGACGCCGTGTGCGTCCCCATAATAATCTTTTTATCTGGGAAATTACCTAAAAACCAAGCGGGAAATAAATAACTGGAGAATTCTGATTTACCCATACGTGGGGCAATATTAATAATGACGCGTTTTTTATGTCCTGCCACCACATCTTCAAATATTTTGGCTAATTTTCTGTGGTGTGCGCCTTCTTTAAATCCTGGATATACGTGATGCGCAAAAGATAATAATGATTTACGCGCACTTTTAATATTTTTACGGCGTTCGTGTTCATCTAATAATGTTAATACCTCCAGTTTTTCTTCCGCAGGCATTAATGGCAACGCTTTTCTAAGCGCTTCGACTTCCTGATTACTAAGATTCACTTGTTTTCTCTTGCGCTGTCACTTCAATAGCGCCCATATATTTACCAAGCTTGTCTTTTATTTTTGTTTCAATCTCTTCGTCGCTGAGTTCTGTCTTTTTAACTTCCACCCGCTCAGTAAATAGCGCCACTTCAGTGACCTTCCCCAACATCTCCAGCGCTTTCAGCCGATACCTGGGGTCTGGGTGCTCCGTATCTTCCAATATCTTTGCGACCGCATAACCCCTTAACTGCCGCGCCTGTTCAACAAACGCCCAGTCATACGCTGTCAGCATCCCAACAAGATGTTTTACCGCCTCTGGCGTGGTGTTAGACAGCAACTGCTGCTTAACTTTCTCTGCGGGAGCGCCTGCTGCCATGGCCGTAAACGCAAGCTGTGCTGACTTCTGCTGCGCTCTGGCTTCTACTTTCTCTTCAGGCTCCACCCCTATTGACTCCAAGAAGTCCGCCGTCTTTATCTGAGCGTCCAATAATTCTTGGGGCGTGGCGTTATCAACATGCGTGAGTTCAGGCATGTCGTCGTACATTGCTGGCGTAATAAGATGATCAAACATGTGAGGGAAAAATAGCGCTTTCGCGCAGGGGCACCTCATAAAGTCTGCGTAGGGTACTGTTTTATTGACGCTTATGCAATAGCTAGTTTATGATGAGCGCGTAGCTTGTCCATAGCTACTCTCCTTGAGTTGGTTTGGTGACCGACGATTTTCCCGGCCCCCCGCCGGGATTTTTTTGAGGGTATGTGTCAAATATTTGACAAAAGCTGTAGGAATTTTTTTAAAATTTTTGTGGGGTGGGCGTTTAGTTTTGGAGGGGGTGGGTTATGGATTTGGGGGATATGCGTTATGGATTTTGTAAATGCTTTGGGGTTTTACAGAAATATTGTGGTGTTGGAGTGAAATAGTGTCCATATACCGTCGCCACTACGTTGCATATCTTGGGGTGGTACGGGAGTAGTGGGGTCGCAAAGTCGCAAAACAGCATAACCCCCTAGAGTTCTCCAAAACACGTTATGGTATAATAGATTCATGGTTGGGACTTGCTCAGCCATACGTTGCCACGCCGTTTGCGTGGCTTTTTGTTTTGTGCGGCAGCGAGAAAGCGAGGGGTCTCGCAAGTTCGTCGTCGTGTCAAAACATCCGCGCAACTACACGCATCAATACGTAAACCCCGTGTTTGATGTCATTCATGCACACAACGCATCAATGCGTGTACGTGGTGCACCACTAAGTAGACACCATGTCTACGTAAGGAAAAGCTATGGATACCAAAGCAATCAAGAAAGCCACATTCGCCGTCTTTCGTGCGGGTGAGTCCTTTGCAGACAAAGTGCGTGAACTCAAAGCCATCGTGGAAGGCGAGGACTTTCACACCGTTCTGCACACGCTCATCGTGGCGTGTGATGAGTTCTATTACAACGGCGCAGGATCGCTCTACACGGCTCGCACACGTGGCGCAGACATTGGACTTGGCATTGCCTACAACAAAGACCACACCGACTACGCCATGCGCCAAAAGCAAATCAACCGCATCATGCAATCCCTCGGCCTTACCGAGCCACGCAACCCAAGCAGCAAGCCCAAGAAACGCACTGACAAGGTCGCGCTCTTACTCGCTCGCATACACAAGGAGTTAACACCTGCACAAATTCGCGCACTCAAAGCAGCCCTTTGATTCACCCACCGCTAAGTAGACATCCCGTCTACTTAGCACCAACATCTTTAGGAGAACTATCATGACCAAACCCAAACCCAACTGGTACATCACCTTTGAACGCCAACAACTAACCGAGCGCCAGATGCTAGCCCTCAAGCAAGACGACCTTGTCGTTGGCACACGCCCACCAAACACCGAGCAGCTCCTCAAGCTCCTCGCAAAAACAAACACTCACAAAAAGCACTTATGGCTAAATGAAAATGATTCTCAATAAAGTTCTCCACAACGTATTTTGGAGAAAAATACCCTTTTTTTGTCGCGTCCAGTCGAACCCAGCTTTTTGTACACGTGGACACTAGCGTAGACAAGCGCAAAGCCCCGTCCCACGGGGCTTATATATATATCTGTCTATCTGTCTACTATATATATACACCTATTTATTTAGGTGTTATTATTTTTATAGGCTAACTCAGTTGCCCATCGCTTGTTTTCCCAAAAAAATTTGCTCCTTTTTGTTTTTCCTAAAATTTGGTGGACAGTTGGACACTTTTTCAGATTGCCCTGATTTCATTGGGTAAACTAATGTCCACTAGTAAAACAGGACATAAAATATGAAACGCTAACAAACCCTTAAACTATGCACCCGCGCCACTGTCCACTAGGCAAGTGGACAAAGTGGACACTTTTGGTATTTATTGTCAAGGATTAGACACAAAATGCACACGCGAACCTGCATTTCATGCAAGCAAACCCTTCCATCAAACCTATTCAAGTACCGCGCAACACGCGAAGAAGCCAAGCGAAAAGGGCTCAGCGGAAACACCGCTGCGTGGGTCGAATCCAACCGTTGCAAGGCGTGCAGACCCAAGCGCAAACCCCCAAGCAAGCTCACACGCAACGAGCTAGCCAACCGAGTAAGCGCAGGGGATGTATCCCGCATCGAGGCCGAGCGCATCCTGAAAGAGCGCGAACTCAAGCGCCGCGCCAAGATCAGCGAGTACATGAAAACCCGACACGCCATGCTCAAGCACATGAGCCTACGCCCATCCGAACTCAAGCTACACCTACTGGAGAAAGCCATACGCGAACAACAAGCCCAACAACTCAAGCAAGAACAACGTGACGCTAAACACAGCGCCAAACTATCCACCCCACCACGCAAGCGAGGACGCCCACCCAAACAACTCATACCCACCACCCCATACGGGGACATTGTCCCCATTTCAAACCCAACAACTCAAGGAGAAACAAATGAACGCTGATATGTGGGACACCATCATCGGCTACGCCGTAGCCTTTGCGCTAGGTATAGCGCTGACCATACTGTTAGTAACGCCATGAAGATATTTAACCAAGCGCACATCCAGCACGCGTTGGGTGCGCACACTACCAAGAACCGAGGAGCGTGAAATGAAAACGTTTGAAGTATTAGTGATGGCACAGCAGTACTACACAGTCTATATCGACGCTGAGTCTATCGAGGACGCACACAAGCAAGCATGGGACGATGTAGGGCAGATCATCATGCGTGATGCAGATGATTACGACGTGGAGGTGCGCGTCGAAGGTGAAGTTAAGTAGTAATTAACAAGGACTCACAGGAGAGCAAACATGACAACGAGCATATGGCAGCACAAGCTCGACATATGGGACACAGCAGTTAAAGCACAAGCTGCCGTGGTTGAACTACGTGATCAGGGTTACATCGACGCAGCCACATGCGCTGATGAGTGCTTGAAGCTGTACAGCATGGCCTTAAAAGAGACTGAAGGTGAGGAGAACGATGATGAGAATTAAGACGAGTGAACTAACGGGTGCTGCACTTGATTGGGCGGTGGCGAAGTGCGAAGACTTGCCGCTGAAGCTGGACCCGATGGGGTTCCGCAAAGACGCACCCGCGTCCATGCAAGCAGGCTGGTGGGTGTGGGATGGCGAGGGCCAGAACCAAGTCATCGGGCACCGCAAGACGCGTCGGGGAGATGAGGACGGATATTCACCATCAGCCGACTGGGCACAAGGCGGGCCGATCATTGAGCGAGAGGGGATTAATTTAGACAACTACGCGAAGAATCCAAAATGGAGTGCGTGGACACCCGCCCCTGACCGTGAATCGGGAGAAGCTCAGGCATACGGCCCCACGCCCCTGATTGCTGCCATGCGCTGCTACGTGGCATCAAAACTTGGCGATGACATTGATATACCAGAGGAGCTAACACCATGAGCAGCTAATCCACACCATTCATACACACTCACAAACATCTTATACAAACGGAGAATATTATGGACACTAACAACATCAAACTTATCGACGGCATCATCACCGCTATTACTAACCACATCTTTCACCGCATAGGTGAGCTTGGGCTTATCCGTGACATACACGTCAGGCTCGACAAGCTTGAGGCAGAGATGCACGAGCGCAAGCCTGAGATGGAGCAGTCACTTGAGACCCTGCTGCAAGCATCGACATGGTTCGATAGGCTGATTGAGACACACGTGGAG